TCATGCTTTTTTCCATAACATTACATCTGTATATTTTGCAGTATGATTCAATTGTGTAAACAACTCCACCTTTTGCAGTGCGTTAAAAGGATTTATAAAATTTGTATTCTTTTCGAGCCAATCGCATAGCTCTATTATATTACTCTTATCACTCGTAAAATAGAAATAGTTCGTATTTTTAAGTGTGTGGAGCACGTCGAGATAGTCCTTAAGTTTCCAATAATCTCCTGTATAAGTGCTAACATCGGTGCTCAGATACGGAGGATCAATCAGAAATACTACATCCGGTCGGTACTGGTACTTTTTAAATAGTTCTTTGTAGTCCATTCTTACAACGTGAATACCATCCAAATATCCCTCTGCATTATAGTCCGACATCTTTACGTTATTGTAAAAAGATTCCTTTATAAACGCTTCCAGTGACGTGCAGTATTTCATTGAAAACATAAGAGAGCTGGATAACGTAATATAGTCAACATAACCCTTTTTATCTGCCTTTTTAAGAGTTTCAACAATTTGTCCACGTGCAGGCTCTGTTACTAATTTTCCTCTTGGACTGTTAGTTAAAATAGCTCGCAATTCGCTTAGAATTTTATTAGTTCCTTCAATATGCAAAAGGCGTTCACTAAAGTTGTCATAATCATTATAGATAACTACAGCTTTCGGAAATACACACCTAACAAAGTGACTAAGCAAGCCGGAACCGCCAAACAAGTCCACATAAACGTATTTGTCATTGTAATTCTCTTTCAAAACTAATTTAAAAGTCTTTTGAAACTTCCGTTTTTGACCTTGAAAAGGTAAAGGTGACTGATTAAAATTTTTCATAATAAGTTTGGTTTTAAAGTTAATATTTGTACTTTCGTTGTCTCTCTAACACATATAAAATGCGACAGAACCGCACTGTTTGAACTTACTATAAGCTCTTCGGGTATGCGGTTCTGTCGCATTTTGTGCAGTTGGATGTTAGAGAGCCAACTGCGACTGGAGGGCTTTTTTTTGCCCTGTTATTTAAGTTTATTTGTACTTATTTTGGTTTTTCTTGCATTTTTTTAACGTTTTATTTGGGTTTTAAGAAAATAGATGTTATATTTGTAATCGAAAATTCGCCGAAAAGGCGCGTGACTCACAAGCCGTGCAATTTTCACAAAGGGGATGTTTTACTACATTCCCTTTTTTTGTAACATTCTTTTTATCCATTCCCTGTTAGCGTAATTCGTTTTATTTATTTTCAAACAATTGTCGTTGTGTATAATGTAACATTCTTTAATGATGTTATTTTCAAAATCCCCACCTCTCCAACTTATTTTTTTTGCGATATCATAGTGCGATATTTTTTTGTTTTTGAGGTGTTTATCAAAATCTATAATTACAATCCGACATCCTTGTTTTTTCGCTTTTGCAAAGCCATCAGGTATCCCGTTCGGAGAAAGCATTCTCTTAGCATCTGCTAACATTCCGTTAATCATATATTCAGGATTTGTTCGCTTTTCGCCAGGCTTGTTTGGAAAGTGCGGTCTAATTTCAATTGTTTCCACATCATTATGTTTTGCAAGTATCCTGCCTGTATATATGTTGTTTGTTAGTTCTTTCATATCTGGCATTACGCTTATCTGTAGCTTGCCTTCCTTGTCTGGGAAATAACATTGAGCAACGCTCTCTATAGCTTCTTTCCCTGCATTCTTAATATACCCCGCATCGTCCGTAAAAATCATTTTATCTTTGGCAGGGTTGCCACCTAAGCCTTTGTGTGGTGCAACGCTCTTAACTTCGCCTCCGAAAGCAGGCTCGTCTGTCTCCTCCCAGTCGCATTTGCAGTTCCAGAGGTTACCGGGATAGTTGTCGTTCCAAAAGGGATCGGTTTTGGGTAGAACTAATCCGTAAAAGGCTCTGTGCTCCTCGCGTGGAGTGGCGGAACTTGACGGTAACCATTTTAGGTTTGGATACATCTCGTTTTTAAAGTCGTCTTCGGTGAAATCAACCCACTGTTTGGCGGTTCGGGTGCGAGCGACGGTTGTATTGTGTTCAGCGACTTGAAAGCGGTTGTATTTGTTTAAAATAAGCTTTGCCTTCTTGTCAAAGTCGGCAGAATCGAGATGTTGTAAAATCTCTTGTGTAGCCTGATGTGCTTTATATGCTGCGAAACGGCTTACATTAGCCTGCATTTGCATTTGCGTCTCCCAGTGCTTGTCGCCGTAATTGTCGGATGTTAGAACACCGCCTACAGCTTTACGCAGATTCTCGCTGTACGCCTTGTACATATCTGCATTTATGGGCTTTTGCTCGGTTTTGAGGTCGGCAATAATCTTCTGCTCTAACTTGCGTGAAACGTAGTTATATATTATAGGAAAGCTACGCAACGCGTTTATAAAATTGCGTGAGTTGCTTCCATAATAAATGTCGTCAAGGTTCTCTATCTCGGGAGCTTGTCGCTCCCTTCTGCGAAAAAACGGTTCAGGATTCTCGAGATTAGACTTGGTGCTTTTTTATTATCCGCCCTTTTGGGTGGTTCTCTCACTACGGTAGGTTCTTGTGGCATTCCAAAACCATAAGGCATTAGGCTTGCCATTTTTTCGAGCTTCATCTCCTCTTTTAGCTCCTCGTAGTTTTCGGGCTTGGGAATATCGAACTCCTCGTAGATGTAGTCGTCGTCAATAGGCACTTTTTCGCTAAGTTGTGATATTACTGCCCATTTATTTTGTAGTGCTATCCAGTTTTTGTCGGGTGTCTCAAACCAAATAGATCCGCCTGTAACATCAAACCCAAAACGTTTGAGTATTGATCGGAACTGTGTATTTAATATTGAAAGAACAAACAGCTCGTCACTAAGCTTTTTCTCATCCTCTTCACTCTGATGTACCTCGCCAAGTGCGCGGTTGCCGTTTTCCGAATGGTCGGTGGTCAGAGTGTTGCCGACTACGGTTTTTGCAATTGCTGCATCGCAAACCTCTATAAATCTGTCGTACACGTCCGAGCTTGCAGTAGAACCGCCTGTATCATGTAGTTTTACCTCTACTGATTTGGGATGCACAAAGCTCATTCCCGGTCCCCATTCTTCCATCAGAGCCTCAACCTTTTTGCGAGTATCATCGTCAAAGGCATCGTAAAGAGCTTCGCGGAATGGCATACCAAACATCTCAGCAAACTGCGCCCAGTCGCCCATTGCACCACGTTTATAAAGTATATATGGAGCAACCTTGAAAAACAACCCCTTATCATTTGGCTTGCCCGCCCAAATCATATAGTTAGAAAGAGGAGGCTCCTTATATTTAAAGTCTGCGTCGGCTCTGTTTGGATCGATACTTACACACTCATAACCACGCTCCGGATGTACGTTAGCGCGAGGGATTAAGTCATACTCAATATGGTAAAACTCTTGGTCATCATCAAACGCTATATCATTTATTTGTATAAGCGTATATCCGAAGCCAACTGTATTTAACAACTCTTCCAACAAGTTACGCATATCGGGCGAGTTAAGTAGCATGGTTATTTGCTCATCCTGCACTCCATCTTTAGCAAATGTAAGTCTGCGGTTTAAGATGTTATCTCTACGCTTGCCCCAAACAGCTTCTAACTGTCCATCAATTAAGATATCCTCATAAAGCTCGTACAGCTTGGTTCTATTTGGATTTAATTGGTTTTCAAATGCTCGTCGTGCCTGTTTCCAAGTCTCAATTGTTTTCAAACTGCTGTTTGGCGAGACCTCTTTGACAAGCATTACCAAGCTCTCTTTTTCATTCTTTTCTGCTGTTGCCATACTCTTTTGCTTTCTTGTTTAAGTTTAATAATGGTGCGTTCTTTTGGGGCTTGCACTCGAAAACGATATATAATTACTGTCTGCCGTGCCGTCCTCTTTAACGTTGTTTCGTTTTAACCCTATGATATTAGCTTTCTCTGCTTGCACGTCACGCAAGAAGCGAATAGTGTCATCATAAGTCTTAACCTTAGCTTCGGGCATGTTTATAGGTGCCGAAATTGAGTAGGCGTTATAAATAGCTATATCGCGCACTACCTTAACCACCATTGGCACTCTTGTAGTGTCGTTAGGTTCTTTTTGGAACTCAAGTGCAATATTATAACGTGCCGAAAGGTAGCTTTCGACCTCTGCCATGGCATCTATTATTGCCTGTTCTATATTCTCATCAGAGCGAGCTACTACGTTTAGAACTTCGCTTCGCATCCCTTTTTTCAGATCTTCTATACTTAAATACATAAGGTTATAAGATTAAATGATTTGTCAAATTAATATCTATCACCACTTTCCTTCCCCCACACCCTTGCCTTCCTCAAACTTTTCCCATTCCACAATCTGGTATGTCTTACCTGCCAATTTATATGTATCGATTGTTTTGGTTATTTCCTCCTTCTTGAATTCATCATAAATTTCTATTAAGATATTCACAATGAAGTTACTCTCTCCAATATACTTAGGCGCAACACTCAAGTATATTGTATCATAGCTAGACCATGGCTGAATATACACTTGATCTCTATTTGTTTCGTTGCCCACATATACATCGTCTTGAAACAACACGTCTTCAATATATATACGCTCTTCTTTATCATACAAATAGTTTAGTAACTCTTCTAATGATTGCACCTGTCCGTTATATGCTAATCTAAAATACCACTCTTCCTTTTTGTTTATAAAATTGGTGTGGATGGTGCGTAGTGGTTTGCCAAGCGAGTTCAACAAAGCCACTAACACACCTTTTTTGAGAAGTGCGCGTAAATTGGAACTTATAATGTTATCAAGATTAAATGAGAACATATTCTATACTTTTGTTAGCCACAAATGCTCCATTTACAGCTTGATATGAAGCGGGCAATTCATAATCATCTATTTTTATTGACAACAATTCTATGTCGTACAATCCTTCGACGGCCTGAATAGAATCTACAAGTTTGGTTCGATAAAATATTCCGTCATATGGAATGTTTTGCAGATAGTTATCAATGGCAATTTCTACCTTTTTTTCCTCTGTGTTATCGCCAATCAAAGCCCCATTGCTTTTGTACATGTTTGCATTTAACCATACTCTTATATTAGTATCTATTATTTCAGGAGGCTCGCTTATAATACTAATTAGTGTGCCCGCAAACTTTTGCGACAGTATATAACTGTCCAAAGCTATTCTCATGTCGCTTTCCGGTTCAATAATTCCATAGTTGGCAGTGTTTACCTTGATTAAAAGATTAATGGAACCGTCCTGCACTGTGCAAAATTTAATTGGTTTTTCTCCATTATACTCAAAATTCATTACCATTGAACGATACCACAGAGCTGTACCCACAATACCCTCGCTTATCTTCTTGTCAATATTAGTAGTTAGCAAGTCGAACAACAACTCTAATGTGCGAATTGCAACAGCCACGACATAAAATATGATATTCTCGATCGATGCTGTCGAAAATTGCTCATCAAACGTCTTTGTAGTGTCAAGATTATAAGCACTTATTATTACTGGATTTGTAATAAAAGCATCTGTCATCTCTTTTTTAATCGTTTGTACTGAACGTGCCATATCTTTTTCCTATTTGTTTTTATTATTATTGATATAACCAAAACTATTAAAGCAATTCTGCCCACCCACAACTGGAATGATTGCCAAGATGTTAACTTTTTTCTATCGACTGTCACAATCTCTTTGTTAACAGAGGTTTCTATATTCTTAACAGTATCGGTATATAAAGTTGCTTTCTCGATATAGACGGTGTCGGTTATATATCTGTACTTGACTTGTGACTTTATGCTATCAAAGTTTTCGATAGTGTGTCGTAGCTTTCCTGCAGAATCAATCTCGGCAAAGCTGTGGGCGAGTGATGTTGACAAATAACTCTGCTGTAGCCCGACCGTACTACTTTTTTCCGATGGAGCCGAAACTGCAAGTACACTATCACGTTCGACAACATGTTGCTTGTGCACGAATGAATTTTCCGACACCTCGGTTAACACTCGGCTATTTTCAACAACTCTACTCGATATAGTGTGTGTTTGCGTGGATTTACACGAAACCGCTACAAGTAGTGTTATTGCTACTGCTACATTAAATCTGCTCGTTTGTTTTAATAAGCTCATTTAGACGTTTGTTTAGGATCTTTATCTGTTTTTCTAATTCGCTGATTTTATGTGACAGTTCGTCTCTCTCTTTTAACAAAGCAGTCTTTTCATTCATCAGCTTAAGGTTCTTATCCTGTTCTGCGAGCAATCTGTCAACCAAATCATTATTCCTTGATGTCAGATTCTTAGCTGACTCTAATAGTGGGTGCATTGCTTCATTAATTAGCTGAAAGTCTGACTTAATCTTCTCACGTTTTGTCATCAGCTTGCCAAAGAGCCAACCACTGAAAGCAAGCACTATGCCTGATATTATTTGTAAAACTATTTCCATAATCTATACTATATTTAAATATTTGACTGGATCGACAAAACTGTTACCAATCTTAACCGTAAAATGCAGGTGCGCACCTGTTGACCTGCCTGTATTGCCACTTTTTGCAATCAGCTGTTTTTTCTTAATATTATCGCCAACTTTAACGCAATATTCGTCTAAATGACAAAAACCATAGCGTATACCTTGCGTATCGTGCATTATTAGCGTTTTACCGCCTGTTGCGTGTTCATAAATTGAACTTATTTTGCCATCTGCAGGGCTATAAACAGGTGTGCCAATGGGCGCAGCAACATCTATCCCATTGTGAAATGTGGTTGTCCCTGTTATTGGATGCTTACGGTATCCAAACGGCGATGTTATTCTTCCTTCAATTACTTTCATATTTCCTCATTATTTAACATTAACAATAAAATTACCGTCTCGTGCGAGTTCTATTGTGGCATTCACATGCTCGTCCAATAGTTGTTTGTGAATATCAGATGACCAAAAAGGCCCGGGCGTGCCGTTTTGCATTTTCAGCAACTCGCCACCCAGATGTGGATTTTCGGGATATTCGCCCTTAAAGGCACATATTACATGCTCGGCTATTTGGGCATCAATGGTGTCAATCTTCATTGTTCCGCCCTCTATCACTATATTACCCTCAATATCAACTACAATTCCTTTCATGGTTGCCTGTTGTTAATTTATGGTTCCTGTGCCTGTTCCTGATATTGTTCCCGGTCCTGCAGGTGTTGCACAGGCTCCTGTAACGGTTGTATTTACATCGCCCGACTTAACAAATGCCTCAATCGCTTTTGATAGTTTGTCGGCAAGGTCGTTAATCGCCGCTTCGGGATTTTCGGTTTTGGTCATTTGCGCTTCAAATGCATCAATTATCTGTTGCTTTAATGTTGGTGTTGCAAGTGGCATAATCTATCTATTTTAAAAAGTTATCTAATTTTTGCGCTATAGCCTTAAATTCCGCTATGTTGACAGGTGTGCCCGATGGACCGACACCTGTTGTTACTGTCATTTTTTCTATAGCAGCAATAAAGTCATCAAAAGCCTTACGAAGACTGTAACTGTCGTTCTCGATTGTTAAAATACCATCTTCAATTTTGATGATATATTTATCGTTTACTCGAAAATTAACAGATGTGTCGATTTTAGCGTTAATGGTGTCAACATCGCTATACATCGAAATAAAGCCGTTGAGCTTGTCAACCAGAGTAACCAAAACATAACTACCAACTGCAGGGGTGACATATACTCCCTTGTCTTGCATAATATTCGCAGACAGCTTGACGTTTGGATACTCAACACCCGACAGAACAGTTTTAACAGTACACGTTTTTTCGTCATCAATGCTGACAACTTCACAAAGCATAGTGTCGTAGTGTGCTTCTCCTGCAAGTTCTCTTATGCTATTAGCTATGTTTCTTTTGTGCGTCATCTCTATTTGATTTCATCTCCAAGTGTGATTGTTTGGCGATATCCGCCCATGCCATACGTATATTTCACTGCATCTGCAATGAATTTCTTATTGTTATATTTACTGTTATCATCTTTGATTATCACGGTATCACCCTTTTTTACAAATGGTATCCCGAAGGCTACTATATCGCCGGTCATCTTGTCGGTTTTGTATGTTAAGAGTTTGTTGTCGGCGAACTCTTGTAGTTTGGAGAGGGTTTTACAGCTTGGCTCGTAAAAAGTTCGCACCTCGCAATCGGTGCCATCGGCTGGCGATTTTGCTTCTAACTTGGTGTTATCTGCCAGAATGCTTTTTGCAATTATTTGCACTTTTACATCTTCGGCAACGGTGTATTTCAACGAGCTTGAAATTACATTTATTCCACGTTTAAATGTTACTTTTTTTGTGTCAGAGACAAGCGTTGTAAGAAGTAAAACTATCATTCGTTTGCCATCGAAATAGGCATTGAACGGATAGTTTTTTTGTAAATAATCTATCACTTTGGCAACCGTTGTTTCGTCTTTGATTATTACCTCGCCAAACGATATGGAGTTTGGCATAACCAATTCAACATCCGGGCAGTATTCCTGCATAAACTCTTTAAAATCGAACTTTTCATATCTTTTTGGCGATACAACTGTTTTCTTTAGCTGCCACATCTCGTTTTCTGCCGTGATAACTACTGGCGTCTCGTCGCTTACGCTTGTTACGTATCCCTCGTAAGTCATAAAGTGATCCTCGTATCCCTTGTACCATGTTTTTATAGAGCACCGATCGCCCTTAGATATAATTTCGCTAACATCTATATATTTGGAATCGTCCGACACGTTTCCGCGTGACTTTTCAACTGTTTTGCGTGGGAGTACAATCCTTGCAGTATCGGTAAGGTTGCGAACAGAGGTATTAACTTCAAGTGAGTTAACTCCCCTGTACCTTACATTTCTCTTTCCTTCAATCACTATTTCGCAACCTAATACTAACATGGTCAATCTAATATTAATCCGTAATCGCCACTGTCGCTTTTTAATTTTATGGACAATGGCATTATATTTTGAAATTTCTGTTCGTTTTGGTCGAAGTCGGCACTCTCCATAACAACATCTTGAACACCGTATATTTCAAGTATCTTGCTTGCTATCTTCAAGCTCTCGGGCACGTCTAAAAGTTCGTTTAAAGCCTCCATCTCATCATAGGGGAAGTACCCCGGCATTCCTGTAAACAGACTTGCCTTGATCTCAATTGAATAATCTTGTGCGCTGATATACTCCTTAACTGTTCCTTTAATGCCAGTTAGTGGTGTCTCTACAATTGTGTTAGACTTATTAACACGAACTTTTGCATCTATAAATTCTACAATTTTTGTTTCGTCTTGTGTACCAAGTATCACGTTTCCATAAGGTTTGCTATCGATCAAAAAAGGCATATATTTATTGTACCCCTCTATGCTTGGCGTATGCAATCTGTACTTATCATCATACTGCGATGGATCAATTCCGCCTAACTTAGTTCCATAGAAGTAGTCATCTTCGCGCCTTTTACTCCTTGCTTTTGTCATTCTTTCGAACCGTTGTTCTTTCCCTGCCAAAAAAAGAGGGTACGCAATAGATCTAAGCAAAACCGATGTAGTTGTTTCTCCCATCTGCCTAACAGTATTTGTTGTATTATCTATAATAACCAAGCCTGCCATCTCTAATTAGCTGCATAATTAACGTCATTAACTACTCTTTGCAGAGCCTCTGCCAATCGGCTCATAAAATCCTGCGCCGTTGCGGGATTGTCGCTACTACTGTTAAACTGGTTGGTGTTTGAACCAATTATATTGTCGATACTGATGTAAAAGTTTTTTACCTGCTTACCACCGCCGGTAATGGAGTCGGAGACCTTGTCGTCACTGCCTCCTGCTCCGCCTGTGCCACCAGAACCGCCTGTGCCGTCAGAAACACCTGTGCCAATCATGTTTGTTATTTGATGTAATATCTTGTTGATTTCAGCTTCTCTATCTATCGCCTCTTGTTCTACCGTATAGGTCGTTGTAGAGTATCCCATGTTATGCTCTAACTTCACAGTGTAGCTACCTTTTTCAACTAACTCTTTGCGAATTTTGGCAAAAATCTTTGAGCTGTCTAAATCTTTTTCAAGCAAACTGCGCATTTTTATTTCATGTTCAGTAGCTTGTTGTGCTATATCATCAACCCCTTGTTGTTTTTCGTGCAAACCTTCAAGAAGCGACTCTTTAGCTTTTATCATCGTCCTTTTTCGGATTCCCGCCAAAAGAGTATCATAAGCTGCCGACAAGTTGTTTGTGTTCCTAATCTCTGTCTCCATTTGAGCGTTAAGCTCAGGGTACATCTCCTTGAGCTTATTAACCAATTCGTTGCGCTCTTTCGATTTCGGGTTTGTTTGTTTCAGTTTTGCAAACATCATATCCAACCCCATGCGCTCCTGCGAGTAGTACGAGCCTGCAACGTCTTTTGCGCGTTGCATTGCTTCGGTATTCTCTTTGGTTCTCTTTCTAAAGATGGCGAATGCCGAAGCAGCTGCAGCTACTAAACCTATTACTATACCTAAAGGATTTGCTTTAGAGGCTACATTAAAGGCTTGAGTGGCTAATGTCGCCAACTTAACCTGTCCCGTAAAGAGTCTTTTTGCAGCAGTTTTGGCAGCTGTTAAGGTTATGCCACGTTTTAATGCAAGGTTGTTTAATGTTACAACCGCTCTGTAACCTGCCACCGCTGAAGCTGCAATAGCTACTGCCTTTGCTACGTTAACAATTGCATGGCGGTTCTCCCACATGGTAACGGCAAACTTCTGGAATGTTTGCGCTGCTTCGCCTTTAATTTTGGTTGCCAGCTCTCCAACACGGTTTTGCATTTCGCCATACTCTAATGCAGCCCTTTTTATTTGTCCTTCAGGGGTTGCTGCCAACGCTTCATTAACATTGCCCACAGAGGCTTGTACAACTTCTGCAAGAACAGCAACCCGCTCACTCTCTTTGCCATATTTTAAAATTTTTTCTTGTGCTTCATCAAACCTATAGCCTGCACGTGACAGTGCGCCAACCTGTCCGTCAAGAACCTTACCCATCATCATTGCAACGTTTTGAGCATCGGTTTGCGTGGCATTAATACCGTTCTGATGAGCGAGCATGTCATTCATAACAGGGATAAGCTGTTTTAAGCTATCCTTCTTAGTTATATACGTTGCAAGTTCCTTGCTTCCCGCAAGCTGTGCGTTTTTACTCACAACTCCCAACTTTTCCTGTTGTTCAATGAATTTAGTAACATCCTTAACATCCAACTCTCCGTCACCCATGGTGTTTTTCATCACTTGCCCCAACTGTGCTATGGCAACGGTCTGATCTTTGTAGGCGGTTTCGCTTTCATTTAAGAAGCTCACAACGCCTCGTTTTGCTGCCGAGATACCACTCATAAGAAGGTTGGCACCAAAGACAGCCCCAAAAACAGACCGTGAACGCCCTCCAAATCTGTCAACAGAACCTCTAAGGCTGTTTATTCTCCTCTCAGAGGCCTCTATAAGTTGGTTATACTTTTGGATATGGTCAGTTCTGTGTGAATTACGGATTGCTTCCTGATACCTTTTAATTCCGTCTTCGAGTCGTCCAATGGTTTTTCCCTGAATTTGAAAGGAGTGTCCTAAGGCATCAACTTTTTTCTTGGTGCCATTCAACATCTCTTCCGTTTTCTTAAAACCACTACCATCAAATAGTGTTTTTATCTTAAGGAGAATACTATTCATCGCGAATTAAAAGATAAATTATGTAAAAAAAGAAACGGAGTGTAAATGCGCGCTCCGTTTCATCATTCTGAGTTTTTCTCGTTTGTTCTTATGACTTGTAAAGCGGCTATTTTGCTTACCCATTGTTTTTCGCTAAGGTTAGACACGTCGATGCCAAGGTAGTACTCTAATAGCGTGTCGTAATACATGATATCGTCATAATCCCTGTTATCGACAGCATCTTCTATAGCTTTTTTATTTCCGCCCTCCCGTAATCTACAAGTTCTTCTAATGTTGGCAAAACCTCCAAGAAGTACAAGTCATTTGTTTTGATCTCCTCATCACCACCTAACCAACAGTTTTCCAAAACAATCTCTGAATAACGCATAGCATCTTCTTTGCCTACGGCTTCGGCAACTTTCAAAGTTTGCCTGTCGGGACGTTTTAGGTAGCACATCTTGTCGGTTGCTTTTACCTCAAAAACGTCTCGGTGTAGTTTTTTCCACATGGCTATCTGGTCAGCAGAAGCCTGTCCGCTTAATTGCGTCTCTTTGTTAACTGTTTTATTTGTCATAACTATTCTCTATCAATATGTGAAACAATCAATTCAAGCTGTTTTTCGTTAGCCGTATCGCCTTGTTTAGCTTCGTTGCCGTCATTTAGAAATTGCACGTTACGAAGTGTGTGTTTTGCTATTCTCGCTCCACCTATTGGCAGAAATATTACATGGATATCAAACGGGCCTATGTCCTGCAATCTTCCTGTTGGCGATGCCATTCGAATAGACTCTATCTCGTCTCTATAGAGCGTAATATCTCCTGAACACTCTATATTGCCATAGCCTCTGCCTATTGGGTTTTGACCTGCTCCATACTTATTCTCAATAGTTTGCTTGTCGTCATAGTTAATAGCTGTAATCCCAACAACAGGAACACCCTCTATTAACACTTCAATCGTAGCCCATGATGGAAGTGTGCCGTTAATTAATGGTATATGTCTGTTTCCGTTCATTTCTAATCTATTTTAGTTGTGTAACTGATTTTGATTTTCATTCTTCTCATAACACCAACACCAACCTGTTTAATGACAAACTCCATTTCCGAACTTACCAGTACGTTTTGGTCGGGATCAATGAAAACTTTAAATCCCGACAACTCTTTTGCTTTTTCCATAGCCTCCAACTGTCTGTTGGCAACTGTCTCCAAAAATGCGATTGTTCCTTCGCTGAGTTTTCCTGTCTTTGGATCAACATATAGCGGTGACGAAAGGTGTGGCAACAGATAGGTTCTGATTCCTCGTACTGCCTTGTCCATCGTTCTAACACGCTCGATATAAGCGTAGTCGCTTGTGATTGTGTCCATTGTGAACGAGTCATTATAAAACGAACCGTTTAATCCTGTGAACATGCGTAAAAACACATAACCATTGTCGTTAAGTGTATTTATAACAGCAGTATCGACACTATTATAAAGCGTTCCGTCAGCAAACGCAGGTTGGCTAATGCCTGATGGACACTTTTGTACCCACGCAATAGATTCATGTACAGACACCTTTGATAACATACCAATAGCGTTTCCAATAGTTCCTACTGTTTTGGTAGCTTCGGTATATAAGGTTTTAGCGATTCCTTCACCATCTTGCCCAATCAAAATGGTTACGTTTGACTGTCCTATCGCCCTCATATCTGTTAAACCAGATATATTGGCAATATTCGGACTGTAAAGAATTGACAGTGGCATATCGTCAGTCTGCAATGATACTGCAATACCCTGCAATTTGGTCAAGTCGCCTGCTACCAAATTGTTATCAGGAGTATATACACCTATCTGTCTGATTTTACCACCTGTAAAAACCTGCATGGTCTTAATCTCTTTAAAGTCGTAACCGGGCGTTGGCACTGCAGGTTTTGTGTACAGTCCTACCCATAGCATAATTGCCGGATTAATACGTAAGGCTTCACTTATATGATAGTGAAGTGCTTTAATAATCCATTTGTTACTTGTTGGCTTAATACCAAGACTTTCCGCGTACTCAATTGTCGATATTGGAATTATGCGGTTGGTTGTAGAGAATCCTGTCACCCCTGAATCTGCTGTTGGCAGTTCGGCATCATCTAAATATACCAACAAGCCACTATAGTGATCTTCGCCAGGGAGTGTGGCACCCACACCCCCATTTTCTCGTAAAATTTGTATATTGTTTAACGCCATAGTTTTTTACTTTTTGTTAAAAAAGTCCGATCGTCTGATCTCGGTCAATTTTGGCTTTGCAAAGTTGAAAAACACTTCTTTGCCATCGTGATAAACAATATCAACGTTAGGAAAATTTTCAAACACTCGTTTGATTGCTACTTTCAACTCTTTCGCCTCTTTTGATTCTTGCACAGTCGGCTCTTCTTTTGTTTTTGTACTCATACTATAAATCTGTTTCTTATCTTCCATCGTACAACACGATATCGTCGTCAAACACAATGTTTGTGTCAGCTTTCATAAGCATTTTGAAAAAGTAGAGCTCAGAAGCGTTGCTTAGCTTGTCTATCTGAATAACTTCAGCATCGTTGACATAACCTACGCCAGCCCAGAAATTTGAATCAATATTCAAGCTTGCAACTGCAGCAACAACGACATTTTTGGGCCATTGTGCCAACGGGACTATCCGTATCCCTTTAAATCGTTCGGGATTGGTTTTTGTAAAATCTGTTCCTTTGCTTGGTTGATTAGTCAAAACATCATCATAGATGTCGGCATCGTCAACGCTCATAAAAAGTTTGAGATTTTGATTACCACGTAAGTGTACGGGGATAACGTCTCTAACAGATTTCAACACCGAAAGAATATTTGATTCTGTGATCGCTTCTGGAGTATCAAACTTCTTAACCGTAGTGCTTGCAACAATACGTGTCAAAATACCGTCGAAGTATTGACCCTCGTTTGTGCCATAAACACCTTTAATAAAGTGTTCGCCGAGTTCAAAGTCAAGAACCTTTGCAAATTCGCTTAGCATTGCGTTTTGTGCATCTTGTGGAAGCTCAGCAAATACTAAGTTACCTTTTGGTTGATACTTACGCCAAAATTTCTCAAACGCTCTCGGATTGAACACAGTAAACGCCATAACGTCTTTTGGTTCAAGATACTTTTCATCAATTGTGAAGTCGCCTTTACTATCGCCTTTCACAGGATCTTCTTTGCGTTTTTGTAGCATATTCCCAGCTCGTAAGCGTGGTATGCTAAATTTGTGAGTTATATTAGGTTCTACCCTGATGTGTCCACCCGCAACCATTTGATTGCCTGTTGTAGCTTTAACAAGCAATTGATCTAAAACTTCGCCACTATAGGCACTATTAATTACTGCTCCCATTTTTTATTTGTTTTTGCTGTTTTTCGATTTCTTTTCCTCTTTCACTTCATTTTCAGCTACCTTAAGTTCATATTTTTTCAACTTAGGTTTCTCCTCGACAATAACTGGAGTTGATAACAACTCTTCTATTTTCGTTAGCTTTTCCAAGATTGCTTGCAACACCTCAACTTGTGTTGAATTGTTTTCTTGTACGTTTTGATTTTGTTCTTTTCCCATGGCCTACTTGTTTCCCTCCTCAATCTCTTTTTGTCGTTTTTCCCATACGCCTCCGCTTTTGGATTGATCATCGTCAATCCTGTTTACCAATCTGTCAACAACTGGTAATTTGCTCAACACCTTTTTTGTAGCTTCAAAATCTTTTTCTGCAAGCACGGTGTAGGTTTCTCTTTCATCTTCGCCAATCTTCTTGTCGGCTATAGCTTCGTTAATCATATTGGTTACTTTCTCATCGCGGAAGCTTTGCAATTCGGCTTTTAACGTTTCAATCTCCTTGTCTTTGGATTGAACTGTTGCAGAGAGCTTTCCGTTTTCGCTCACAAGATTTTGGAGACGACCAATTATTTTGGATTCGTCCTCATCTTGCGACATTCCTAATGCAAGAGCATAAATGTTTTTCTCTTTCTCTGGTGTCATTTTTGTTTTTTTTAAGTTAATAATCTGATTTTTATAGTAGTTAAATACTTCGCGTTTGTCGTTTAGGTTTTTTGGTTCTTGTATTACGCGACCTCCAACTAAGATTTCGTCAACCAATCCGAGTTCTTTTGCCTCCTCTGCAGATAGCCAGTGGTCTATGCCATCGTTAAAAAACTTTTCTTTAACTTCCGACACGTCAACTTTCATACGTGTCGCCATCATCTCTATTAAGCTTGCCTCGAAAGTGTCCATCATATCGGCGTGGGCGCGTACTTCGGTGGAGTTACCGGATACATATCCGTGAATGCGATGATACATAAACTTGGCATGTTTGGCAGCTTTTACACGATGCTTTGGGTTGGTCAACAACATCGCCATCATGCTTGCTGCAACACCGTCAACTACGAACGTTACGCCGACTTCGGTGCGGTCTAAATAGTTGAACAAAGTGTAGCCCTGTAAAACCTCGCCACCGTCCGAGTTGACGTAAAAGAGATAGTTCTTTATCCCTCTTTTTCTTAATCTTTCTAACTCGTATATAAGTTTATTGGTATCAATATCAAGATATTCCCCTATACTGCCATATAGATATACCTCGGCAGTTGTGCCTTTCTCCTCGATTAAAAAATCGTTATCTCTCATATAAATAAGATCAATCATGCGTTTATTTTTTGCAAAATAAACGCATAGGCAACAGCCCCGCAAACATTGTAACAAGCCTTATATATTATGTTTCAAGCATTGAAATAAACCTTGCAGTACTAATCAATTCTATTGAATTTTGTAAACAAAATTCAACTATATGGCTACCAAAAAACAGATGGAAGATAAGAGAGAGCGGGCAAAGATATATTACCTGCAAGGCGAGACACAAAAGGCTATAGCACAAAAAATAGGTGTATCAGAAGTTACTGTAGGGAGGTGGGCTAAAGCTGAAAAATGGAGTACACTACGCGCAGGTACACAAGTGACACGCACGGAGCTGATAAATAAGAACCTTGAATTGATTGCACGCCTATTGGACGGTGTAATGGCAAGCGATAATCCTACAGCCGAATCGGTGAAAGTTGCTGACCAAATTAGCAAGCTGGCAGCTTCGATCGAGCGACTTGACAAAAAAACCAACGTGGTTAATGAAATAGACACTTTTATAAACTTTAATCGCTGGTTACAGGCTCGCATAAGCTTTGACAAAGAGTTATCATCAGAGCTTATAAAAACTATTAATAAGTATCAGGATATATACGTTGGCGAACGTATGAGCAAAAATTAAAGGTATGACGACACTTAGCGAAAAGAGAGCCGCAAGAGAACGGTGGGAAAAACACGTTATTGAAGTTAATAACTTTACTTTTATTGTTCCTGAAACTCAAGAGCAAAAAACAAATAGAATAGCTAGGTTGCGCAATAATTACCGAGAGTTTGTTGAATACTACTTTCCGCACTGGACATTAGACCGAGTTACAGGTAAAACAATTCCCTCTGCCAGATTTCATATAAGAGCTGCCAATGAAATTAAAAACAACCCACAGGCTAATTTTGTATATATCTGGGCACGTGGGCATGCAAAATCGACACATATAAACGTGTTTATTCCGCTATGGCTCAAATGCCAAGAGAAACGAGATATTAACGTGTTTGTTTTGGTAGGCAAGAGCGAGGATAACGCAAACACCTTGCTATCGGATATCCAAGCGGAATTGCAATATAATCAAAGGTATAAAGCCGATTTTGGCAAACAGTATAACGCCGGTTCGTGGGAGCAGGGCAAGTTTGTGACGTTAGACGGTGTTGCGTTCTTTGCACGTGGACGTGGACAGTCGCCTCGCGGTTTAAGGTATCGAAATAAACGTCCCGACTATATCGTGATTGACGACTTGGACGATGACGAACTATGCCAAAATGAACAGCGTGTTGCCAAAATGACCGACTGGGTTAAAGAGGCTTTATATGGTACATTCGGAGCCGAAGGGGGACGTTTCGTTATGGTGGGGAACTTGATCTCTCAAAACTCTGTACTTGCAAATATCGCCAAAATCGAGGGTGCAAGGGTAAGCAGGGTTAATGTTAGGAACGAAAAGGGTGCTCCCTCGTGGCCCGAATTCTGGACTGAGGAACGTATCCAAGAGCGCGAAAGAATGGGCTACCGCGCCTTCCAAAAAGAGTATATGAATAACCCGATTGTCGAGGGACAAGTATTTACCGAAATGAACTGGAGCAAACCTCCTGCGTTGTCGAAGTTTCCGTTTTTGGTTCTCTATGGCGATCCGTCACCATCGAACAACAAGCAAGCGCAAAACTCCATGAAAGCGATGTTTCTTCTGGGTGTGCACGAGGGTAAGTTTTATGTCTTAGATGGCAGATTAGAACGTGCCACAAACTCCGAATTTGTGCAGTGGTATTACGACTTGGCTCGGCAGGTTCCTGAAGGAGTGCAACTCTATTCGCTGATTGAAAACAACACTCTGCAAAATCCGTTCTACGAACAGGTTATCCTGCCTCTTGTGGCTGATATGGCAAAGGCAGGAAAACACGTTAACCTTGTGCCGGACGACCGA